ATGATTTCAGTAATCGCTCCGGTAGAGGAGTTTTTACTAACAGTTTTAACTGTGCTTTCGGATCTTACTGGACCCTGAAAAGTTGTATTAGCCATATTGGTCTCCTTCCGCCAACATAGTCCGAGACGTTGTCTACTGCATGAGTCTATGCTGACTATTTAAAATTATGCAGTGTATTGAATATACGCTTTTAATATAGTGTTTGCAAATAAAAAGGGGCGCCGAAGCGCCCCTTAAAAGGTTAGCTTAGAGCTTACGCTCCTGGTGAACCGAATACTCCACGCCAGTCAGAGAAGCCGAAGCTGTATCTTTCTCTTGCTTTGTATCTTACGTTACCAGTATCAAAGTCACCTTCCATAGCAGTCTTAATAGCTGCTCTTTCGAACATTTTAAGACCATTAGGAATGTCAGTTTTGATAAAGAACGCATCTGTGTCTGTTAGGAAGTTGTTTACCACAAATCCTTGAGGTATCATTCCCATAGATGAGATTGCGTTTAGATCGTTATCAGCAGTACCAACTCTTGCTGGTGACTTCATGATTCTTTCAGCTGTAAATCTTAGCTCAGAAGGAATAATCATTTTTACTCCTCTTGCAGCAATTTTTAAGCCTCTTTCATCAGTGAAAGCAGCAATGTCAATTAAAGCTTGCTCGATAGAAGTCTCAGATAGGTCAGCAGAAGTTGCTAACTCGTTTCTTTGATCTCCTGATTGTGAAGGGTGGTCAGTAGCGAATAGCTCTTTACCATCTCCACCTGGGAATGAACTATCGAAACCATTGTTCAATATGTTCGCTCCTTTGATCTGCTTTGTTTGAGCCATAGATCTTGCTAGTGCTTTTGTGTAACGAGTTGCAATCGTGTCATACAAGTTGTCTTCAATCGCTTCTTCAGTAAGTGCGAATGCAAGTGCAACTGTTTCGTGTGTATAACGTGATGTGAAAGTCTCGTTAGCAGTGTCAAAAGTAACTGCAGAACCTTCAGCTTTTACAGCAGCGTTTGCGAAACCAGATAACATTACTTCTTCTTCAAAAGCTCTGTCACTGTTTTCAACGTCGAAAATCTCTAAGTGTTGATTTTCGTAGTTTGCGTACTCAAGTCCAAATAATGCATTTAGACCTGGCTCTAGCTCTTTTGCGAGCTGTTGTCTTGATATAGCCATATTATAATCCTCCTGCTATTATAGTTGTGTTTTATGAGCATGCTCGTTGAACGCTACAATGTAGTTCGCATGAACAGCTAGCTCGTTGTTTTGCGGATCACCAGTAAAGCCTAGTGCTTTTAGTTGACCGTCTGTAGTAGCTAGATCAGACACATCCAACTCTAAACCAGATATACCAGTTGTAGTTGAACCTGAATGAGTAGCAACAGTGTCAGCCACTTTACCAATGTCAGCTTGTGCAGCAGCTGTAGCCGAGTCACCTTGTATCAAGAATCTTTGATACGGGTTGTCGAATACAAATGCTTTAATTGCTCCCTGCGTAATATTCGTTTGAGAATAAAAGTTAGAGAATTTTGGTTTTCCTGTTGAAGGGTCACTTTCGATGAAGCATCCATTGAATACTCCAATAGCGTCTTCGTTTGATACAGCAGCTTGTACATCTACAAAGCCTGCATTACTTGTATCAATCTCGACGATATCACCTTGGAAAATCGAATTAGACTGGTTGTCTTTGATTTGATATTCCGTAGTTTGAAAGTCACTTGAACTGCCAACAGTATTACCGATAGGTCTTAGACCAAAAGGGGCATCTTTATTTGCCATATTTTGTTTCCTCCTTAAAGGTTATTGTTAGCGGTGGTAGGAATTACTAAATAATTAGTTTTTCTTTGAGCCACCAAAAGTTACACGAGTCTGTCGATCTTGATTGATCGGCATACTTGGGTGCTGTTCCTTCAAGACATCGTGTTCTAAAGCTTCATTACGATCGGCAGTTTTCTGATCGAAATATGCCTCACGTTGCTTTGCGAGCTCTTCGGGTATCCTTGCCAGCACAAGGCCACCAACCCCAATCACTCCTGCGTAACGACCTTCTGTAACACTTGGATAATCAGTATCTGGATATTCATCAGCTCTTACTAAATCCCATCCGGATCTTATTTTGCCTGACATGTTCTTTGTATCATCAAAGCCCATACTTTCAGCGCGTATCCATCTGTGTCTGTAACCGTCTGGCGCAGGCGGTGCATCAAGTGATGATGGAGGAGTCCATACTTTAGGCTTTTCAGTTTTAGCCCGAGTCTGACTCGC